GCTGACCCAGCCACGAAACACATCCACCGTGCCATTCGGAAAACGGATTTTATAGGCCCGGACATCGCCGCTTTCAAACCAGCCTATAAGCCCTTTCTGGCCTTGCTCTCCCGGTTTCCAGGCCAGCGTAAAACTGGTATCACCTGCAGATTTCTGCCCCTGCCCGGTCGCGGTCCAGTCCGCGTCTTCATCATCCAGGTAGTTATCATCGTAGGATTCTGCCGTCATCTCGCCCGGCGTCAGATCCTTCACCTTAGCCAGTCGCTGCCAGTCATCGTCTGACAACGGGTTTGCATAAGCATCACCCTTGCCGTTGTAAACCCACAGAGTGGTACCGGCACCTTTTACCGGCTCAAGGGGATTTGGTGTTGCCATATCGTCCTCACATCTCGTATGTAATGGAATAAGTCAGATCTGCAGAACTCCATAACGCCATATCGTCATCACGACGATACTCATAGCCCTGCGTAACCATCGTGGTAATCAGTCCTGCCAGTGCCGGGATCGCGGTCATCGCCGGGTAAATCCGGCTTTCCATCCACTGATCGAGCTCTGAATCCGGTACCTGTGCCGGTAAAAACACCTCAATATGCAGTGTGGCCCGCCAGGTATCTGCATCCAGCTCTTCACCGGTATACTCTGCATCCGTCAGATAAACCGCGATCGCAGGAAAATCCTCTTCGTCAAAAACAACGGGGCGACCATCAAACAGCGTCGCCCCGTGTTCATGCTGCTCGAGTGCATCCAGCACTGCGGCACGAATGTCAGTGTGTTTCATCGTTTTATCGCAATCCTCAGTTGTTGTTTCAGCGCGTATGCCAGTTCTTTAGGCAGGCGTTCACGCCGGATACGGTCAACATTCTCATCAAATGCCTGTTTCAGTGGGGCCGCCATCGGGATTTTCACCACATCAATGGGGTAACGGTTTTTCCCGGCCACACGCTGCATGACATGCCAGCGACCATTTTTTAATCGCTGAATAAATGCCCGCTGATACCGATGCTGACCGGCTTTAAGTATGCTGTTCGGGCGACGCCCCAGCATCCTGATCCCCAGCTTAATCACAGGGAGATCACCGCGGTTAACGATAATTCTGGCATTCGGATTTCTGACCGTCGCCCGTTTCAGTCTGGACCGTTCCTTAACCAGTTTCCGGCGAACCTTTGTCTCCCGGGCAACCTGTGATGAAGACTGATTAATCGCCGTTGTGGCCACGCGGTTAATGGCCATTGCTGAAGCCGCCGGAATGGCGTTTTTACGAACCCGGCTCAGATTGTCAATCGCCTGATCAAGCCCTTTTATCGCCATAATTTCACCCTGCGTTTATCGTCGCCGGTTAACTGCGGGTGGTTGACCACGGTTGAGCCAGAGATAACAGCTGCCCCCGTCATCCGGAGAAACACGATCCACCCAGAATATCTCACCATTAATGGTCAGCGTGTCACCACGCCGCACGGCACGAACCGTATCCGTCCGCACAAATAATGACGGGCTGCTTCCTTCAATACGGACCCCGCCACCGGCAAACCCCAGCGACTCCGGATCGTCAAAAACCCCCTGAACTTCGCTGCCACACTGTGCCCCCGAGGTGAACTGCGCACAGAGCCCCATCACTTCAACGATCGTACTGTCTACCCCGGCGAGGGCAGCATCAAAGGCATTCTGAAAATCACGCATATTCAGCCGTTCCGTGCTGTATCATGGCCGTTGCCAGTGATGATGGCACCAGAACACGCATACCCCGTAACGCCAGCTCAACGGGACGACCTGTCTCCGGGCAATACCCCATTACTTGCAGGCACTTCCGTACCCGGACGGCTTTAACATCATCCGGAGCATCCGTGTTGTTCAACTGCTCACCATCGTCTGTGTGATTTTGATCAGCCCCGCTCTCATCAGAGTGCATAATGCCCTCCGGGGAAACAGCAAGCTCCTCTTCCCACTCAGACACACGTTGAGCAATATCCGCAGCACTCCCCGACATATCCGCCTCGCGCCCCAGCAGGCCAGCCAGTTGACGAAGACGATTCAGATTTTCTTCTTTTGTTGCCATCTCAGCCTCCTGTGAAAAAAGACACGGGGGCATTTCGCCCCCGCTCACGGATTATTTCACCTGTACCACCACAAACTCATCCGGATCCGGCAGCACCATCAGCGGAGCGGACTGCGTCATGGTGAATTCACAGGACGGATCGCCCACGGTCAGCCAGTGTTTCGGGTAACGGGAAGAAGCCACCACTCCTTCAGACAACGCCTGTGCATCCTTAATGGCACCATAGCAACGAATCCCCTCTGCCGCCGTATTCCCCAGCACCAGCATGCCCTCCGGCAGATAACGTTTTTCGGTACCGTCCTCTGCCACATAAGACGTTTTCGCCACCACAATGGCCAGATCGCCGTAATACCCCTTGAAGGACACCACTGCGCCCAGATCTTTCACTGCCGTTTCGAGTTGTGAATTTGAGCCGCGACGGGTATCCAGTTTTTCGCGGAACAGCTTAAAGCCATTCAGCAGACGCCAGACCGTACCGTCCATAATGGCGATATTCACAAGGCCGCTGGCCTGATCGCAGTAGAGGTCAATATCATGCGTCGGATCAAACGTATCACGGTCCTGCTCAGACCATTTTTTACCGTCAGCCTGCTCAATGTTATTTCCTTCAGAGCGCCCGAAATCCACCTCGACAGTATCAAACTGATCCCCTTCCATGGTGTATTTGCCATACAGCACGGCATTCACCGCCTGCATTTCTTCCACCTGGACAATGGCGTGCTCTTCCTGTTTGAGGTTATCGGTAATGATACGCAGACGACGGTAGGCCGGGTCGTTCAGCTGAGCCGGATCTTCACCAGGAAGGCGCTCAACCGCCTGCTGGTAATTAAATTCGTGTTTGGGCTTGACGTAGCCCGGACGTAACACGCGGGTTTCACCACCGCGATGGCGAAGCACTTTTCCTTCAACGATCGGGGAGACATAGGCCGCCACCGGCGTTTTTCCGGTAATTTTGTCCAGCATCACCTCTTCGGTGTGGAAATTCACCGTACGGCGGAAAAACAGCTCCAGAAACAGCGCACGGAATTTCACTTTTTGTTCGGTATAACCGAGTAACTGGCGGGTCGTAAACAATCCCATAAATCAGTTCCTTTCATTCAGAAATCAGTCAGGCCGCCATGGTGGCCTGATAACGTGTTACGGCAGAGCCGCGTGACTCAGGGCTGTGCCGGCAAAGGCATTTGCCTTTTTGTGTTCATCCACACTGTCAGGCCAGCGGATTGCCTCCGTCGCAAAGGTCCCCGACTTGTAATAGGTCAGCACCGTCTCTGTGCCTTCAAGCGGCAGTACCAGTATGCCAACCGCACTACCGGCTTTCTGTCCATCCCAGACCACCAGTTTCCCGGTGGCTTCATCCAGCATCAGGGGCGTCAGAGCCGGTGTTGCAGAAGAAATCCCGCTGCTGCCTGTGGCGGTATGAGCCGGATCATTACCGGCAAAAATACGTACTTCCGCACGCTGTTCAGTGATGGTTTTCGTCACCATTTTGTTAAAACCTCATATTGATGGTCAGCACTGACTTCATGGCATGGCCATGAGCATTTTCACGTCCGCATCACCGTCTGCTGACGTCTGTGACACGCCACCCCGCACCGCTGCCGGTGAATGATTCGCCATGAAATGTTCAAACAAGGCGGTTGTGGATGCAGAGACCGGTTCGGCCTTACCTGATCCCGCAGCCAGCACAGCCCGGGCGTTCTCCACGGTCATTCCCGGGCAGGCCGCCAGTTTTTCAGCCTGCGCTTCTGCCCCTTTTGCCTCATCCAGGGCCATGATCTGATCACGAAGTGAGGGCCCGGCATTCGCCTGCGGTGAGGCAGCCAGGATCGGGCGGGCTTTTTCCACCGTCATCTCCGGCATCGCCGCCAGCGTTGCCGCCAGTTGTTCACGACCTTTCGCTTCTTCACACGCCATAATGCGATCGGCTTCACTCTGCGCGGATGCCACCGGCTGCTGTGGTGCCGCCGCGGCCAGAATCGCCCGGGCCTGTTCAATGCTCATGCCCTGTTGTCCTGCCAGCATCGTGGCAAGCTGTTCACGTCCTTTCGCTTCCTGACACGTCAGGATCCCCATCACTCGCTGGTTCTCCTGCGCGGCAGCTTCCGTTGCAGTTAATTGCGGCATAGTGCCTCCTGTATCATGAGTGTTCAGCGCCGCAGCCATCACGCTGATGGCATCCGACGCATTGATTAATTCATCCGCCAGTCCGGCCTTAATAGCGGACTGACCTTCAAAAACGGCAGCCTCTGTCCCCGTGACAGCTTCCACAGACAGCCCCGTATACATCGCCACTTTTTCGGCAAACATCCGGTGCGCCGCATCAACCCGCTGCTGCATGTCCTGACGCACCTCTGCCGGTAAGGCTTCAAACTGATTGCCATCCACCTTGTGCGCCCCGGCATAAATCAGCGTGATATCCACCCCGGCCTGCGCCAGATGACCGGCATAGCTGACATGGCTCATCATCACGCCAATGGAGCCGATACGGGATGTCTGGGTAACCAGCCGTCGGGAGCAGGCCGACGCCAGCAGCATGGCTGCAGAACAGGCCGTGTCATTGCACAGTGCCCAGACCGGCTTCTGCTGACGGAGGCGGTAAATCATGTCAGCGCAGTCAAACGCGCCGGCGGCCTGCCCGCCCGGACTGTCAATGTCCAGCAGTACGCCCCGCACCTGGCTATCTGCCATTGCCTGCTGAAGACAGGCGACAATGCCGTCATAGCCTGTCATTCCGGAAAATGGCCGCATACCGCCCAGCCGGTGCACCAGCGTGCCGGTCACCGGCAGTACAGCAATACCGTTCACCACCCGGTAAACACGGGCCGGTCGTTTACCTCCGGCCATGTACTCGTCCGTTTCAGCCAGCATTCCGGGAGCATCAAGCTGTACCTGCTGTTGTGGTACCGAAAGACTTGCTGCCCCCATCTCGCGCCCGAGCGCGCAAAAGAAAACCCGCGCATAGGCGGGCTCCAGAAGCAGCGGTTCATTGAATGCTGCGGCAATAATGTGTGAAAGATTACGTCTCACGTGGTGTTGTCTCCTCTTCCGGCCTGCGACTCTCCGCTATCTGCTGCTGATACGCCTGCGCTATCCACACCGGACGTGAGAGTCCGGCTTTTTCCCGCTCTGCAGATTCCCTGACCTGCTGGCGGAAAATGTCCTGATAATCCTCGCCCATCAGCGCCAGCTCTTTCTCATACGTGCTCAGTCCGGCCTCAATGCGCATCACTGATTCCTGAACCTCCTTGAGCCCGTCAATGGCCATTCTTCCGGCTCCAATCCACTCAGCCCGTGACCAGGCTGATCGCGCCTGATAAAAATCAAAACGTGCCCGTGGCGGACGAATAATCCCCCGAAGAAGTGCCTCTTCCAGCCAGCAGGAAAACATCTGCGTGGCCAGCCGGGACGCAATAAATTTTCGCCGCCCCATAAAATAGCGCCACGACTCATTGGCGGATGCGCGGGCACTTGAATAACTGACCTTCGAGTAATCACGGGACAACTGTTCGTAGGAAACGCCAAGACCGGCGGCGATATACCGCAGCAGCGCCTGTTCAAGCGCCGAAAATCCATTGTCTGAATCCTGCGCGGTCTGAAGTTTCAGATCATCACCGGGGAAAAGGTGCGGAATTTTGACACCGCCCAGCGTCACGCTATTCGTGTCATACCAGGTGGAGAACTTCTCCAGAATATTAATAAGCGGATTATCCTTCTGCTCCTGTGGCGCGCCGGCGATATATTCAAAGGCCTTTTCGGTATCAAGTTCACTTTCAATCGTCGCTGCATACATCGCCTTCACTATGGCCGACTGAAGCTGTGTTGCCTGCAGGGAATCGAGCATCTTCAGCCGTTCCATGACGCTGTAAAACTGATTGGCCCCACGGGTCTGCCCGTCCTCCACCGGCTCGAAAATATGCAGCATGGCCGGACGCCCGGTGGGAAGTTCACGCGGGATCCGTTCCCATCGTCCACTACCAGAGAACGGAAAATCATCCTCACAGATATGGTACGCAACGGCACGACCATATCGATCGACCTCCACACCGGCCCGCAGAAAACGGTTCCCCATACCGTGTCCTGGCGTGTCCACCCGTTTCGGACTCACGGCTTTAAAACGCGTACGGAATAACTGCGTGGTTTCCGTATCCCAGACCGGCTGCACAAAGATTTCGCCGTTAAACGCATGAACGCCCACACCTTCACGGATAAATTCCGTAAACGTGCGTTTCCCTTCCACGTCGATCTCGCCAAACATCCCTTCGGCGTATTCCGACCAGGCCGCCTCCACCTCATCGACAAAACTTTTTGCCGCAGTCTCCCGCATCCCCAGCCAGCGCCAGTTCGGACGGTAGCTGATCAGAAACATATGCCCGACAATATGATCCTTATGCAGGGCCACCGCATTAGCCGCTATCCCGTTATTGCGCACCAGATCATCTGCCCGGGCATTCCCCAGACGCAACGCAGGCAGCAGGGCTGCATCGGCACTCTGCGCTGGTGGCAACCACTCCGCCATTTGCCCGCCAAATCCTGCACCGCCACCGTTGTAGCTGAGGCTCTCCCGAAGCGGAACGCCGTTCACATCAATCAGGACAGGCGTTCGTTTCATAACCTCACTCCCAGCGGACGACGGCGACGGCGGGTTGTCCCCAGTACCGACTCCGCATCATTGATCGCCCGGTTAAGCTCATCCAGAGAAGCTGCCGTATATTCAATTCTGCGACCATCTTTCTGGACAGACACCACCCGTTTACCGGTTAATAAATCAAGGCGCGCCTGACGCAGCGCCTGCAGTTCAGCGACTGTAACCATTCACTCCTCCGGACAGCTTCGCTGCCAGTTCTTTAAGGGTTGGCCGGGTCGTCTCTTCTTCCCGGGATTTTGCCAGTACAGCCAGATCAAGCTGCCAGCGTTGCACGGACACACGTAATGCCGCGTAGGCATACACCAGGCAGTCCAGCGCTTCGTTACGCCGCTTTTTGTTATCCCACAGCAGACGCATCTTTCCTTTTTCCCACTTCTCCACAAGCTCTTCCGCCACCAGTTGCTGCGCCTCTGTCTGCGAAAAAATCTCCGGATCATCAGGAAAACGGATGGCATACGACGTGGCTTCATCCGCAGGCGTGGGATCGGCTTTCATACGGGCATAGAGAATTTCTTTTGCGGTGTCCGTCCCCACTTCACACAGATACACGCCCCGCTGATTGCGGGTTTTCGGCATGGTGATCACCGGCTTGCCATAGACAGATGCGCCTTTTACCGGCAGCACCCGGAAAACACCGTGTTTTTTTGACCTCTGATAGACAATTTCACCATCGATCCCCCCGGTGTCCCAGCAGACACGGGAAATGGTCATTTCGGTTCCGTCTGCATGGCAGTATTTTTTGTTGATCGCCGCATCCACACGTAACAGCGTCTCTTCCTCATCGGGACGGCCCATAATGATGATTTTATCCACCAGAAAAGCTTCCTCTCCCGGTGCCCATCCCCAGACATACATCTCAAAACGGTTTCGCTGCGAGTCAATGCCCGCCGTCAGATAAACCACCCGGGCTGGCACCGCCGCCGTGTAATGCACGACCTTATCCATCAGTACCTGGTGATCGAGTTTTTCGCCCACGGCCTCTTCCCAGGTCTCGCCCAGCGTGGTGTTCACAAAGGTTTTCAGGCCGTTGGGATCTTTCAGTGCATCCAGCCAGTCATAGACTATCTGTACCCAGGTGGTGAACGGACTGTACGCCGTCCAGATATGGAACGTGATGGAGCGCGGCGGCGGAATTTCATTATCCGCGGCGCTGAAAAACGTCAGACCGTCACGGGTCCACATCCCCGTGTTTTCACAGATCCACCGCCCGTTGCTCTGGTCAAGCTCAGACTGATGGATCACGCAGCCATGATGTTCACAGAGGTAGAAAACGCTTTCGGGGCTGTCCTTCTCCCATTTAAGGCCAAAAGGCGTGGATTCATCGCCAAATTTCAGATACTGCTCCTCCCCACAGTGTGGGCAGGGCACATAAAAACGCATGAAATGCGCCGACTCGTTGGCCGCTTTTTCGATCTGGCAGGTGCCTTTGATTTTAGGCGTCGAGCCGCGAATGGATTTGGGCCATACAGAGCCCTCAATACGTTTATCCCCAAGCAGGGTTGGCGACCCCTCTTTTTCGACATCCGGTTCGAACGAGGAAAGTTCGTCATAGCAGACCACGTCCACGGATTTTTCACGGTAGTTTTTAGCGGCAGCCCCGCCCAGGCACCAGAAGCCCACGCCCGATGAAAAACGTTTCAGCGTGAGGGTATTATCACGATGTTTACGCCCAAACCACGGTGCAAGATCGAGTAAAACCGGCACATCCCTGATCGTGGGTTCCACATGAGATTTCATAAAATCTTCAGCAGCAGAATCCGTGGGCTGGAAAAGAAGGCTGTTGCGTGATTTATGCTCAATAAAATAAGCCTCCACTCCCAGCAACATCTTTGTATAACCAACACGGGCAGATTTAATCAGATTAACAGTGCGGATCCGGTCATTCCCCATGCTGTTCATGATGGCAACCTGAAACGGCAGTGTTTCCCACCGCCCCGGGGTGTAAGATGACTCTTTCGGAAGGTAATAATGTCGATCTGCCCACTGAACTGTCGTCAGAGGGACAGGAATTTTTAGCGCAAGGAGGCCGGTTGCTATCGCTCCTGCAGAATTAGCCGCCCTCAGTTCGTCTGAAATCATCAATCCACCTGCGCACATTCTCACCGGCTTCAGAAGCCACATCGGATGCTTTCGCGATTTCAGTTTTCACAGCATCAAGATGTACGGGTGATATATCAGGGTATTTACGCTGCAGTGTCTGAGGGACACGGACAAGGATCCCTGATATATTCTGTGCCACTCGCTGAAAGATGTAGGTAAATAACTCCGTCTCGAGGACAAGGCCTTCCTCACGAGCATTTTTCAGCTCCTGTGCATCGGCCTGTGCCTTCGTCAGTCGGTAACGTTCGTAATCAATGGTGCAGGGCTGAAGGTCTGATTCGCTGGCAGCCCTCAAATCCTCGATCTCTTTACGGAGTTTTTCGTTTTCAATATCAGCTTCCCTCTGCGCATACCACTGAATGGCAGCAGTTGTATCAAAAACTGATTCAGTCCCTTTCCCTCCACCAGAAACTAGTGGTAACCCCTGACTCTGCCAGGCGGTGATGGTCCTGACATCAACGCCAAAAATATCGGCCAGTTTTTTCTTATTGACGTTCATACACTCCCCCGGGAACCAGAAAGGATCTGAAAATGGCGTTTTCTAACAAAAACAGCCTTTGTCAGATCCTTTTATATTTTTAAAATTCTATTGATAATCAATCAGTTAAAAAGAAGAACGGATCTGATTTTTCCCTAAAAATTTTCATAAATAGCGAAAACCCGCGAGGTCGCCGCCCCGTAACCGGTCGGATCGCCGGAAAGGACCCACGAAATGATAATTATTATCATCTATATAAGGTTTATCACAACATGTGTGTACGCCATCAAACCACGAGAAATAATCAATTATGACGCAGGTATCGTATTAATTGATCTGCGTCAAATTAACGTAAAAGCAACTTCAGATAATACAAATCAGCAACACTGAATATGGGGAAACATTATGTCATCAAAGAACAGAACCCGCAGAACAACAACCCGCAACATCCGATTTCCAAACCAGATGATTGAACAAATTAACATCGCTCTTGATCTGAAAGGTTCAGGAAACTTTTCAGCGTGGGTTATTGAAGCCTGCAGAAGAAGGCTGTCAACAGAGAGTTCGGGTATGAATTACATAATTAAGTAACATGGTGTTCACAGAACACGCAGTTACCGGACACATCAGTTTTCCATTCGCTCCCTGGCAGTACAGGCTTCCCCTCTGACGGGATAGCCTGAAAAAATAACACAGAAAATTATTTGTTATAATTAATATAACTTACTCAAAAAAAAGCGACGAGAAAATCAGCATCAACGAACAATAAGCGCCAATACGTGATAACAAATGGCAGCCATATTTATCTGCAGTATAAGCAATGGACAGGATAACCACTCCAGAAACCGTCAGCATAAAATCCATTTGAACTTCCCCGGACAAAATCGACTCATCTAAAGATTTACAGCTCTTTTTATTATCAATATGTTAAAAGTAAAATAAACAGATGTTCAATAACACGAATACAAAAACGTGCTGAAATTCAATGAATCCATTTCTGTGTCATCAATTAATAGTGATAAACATCCGGCTTCTTCCACCATCGCACCGGACAGGCGACTATGAGGGGACAACGCCGCGCTCCGTTAACGCGGTAAACCCCGGTGTGTGTCGTTTTTGATTATCCCCGCACACTCGCGCAGAGGAGTCTCCCTGTCGGGCTGCGGTCTCTGTTAATGCGGGGATACGGCGACAATACCGCGCATCAGCAAAACCTATTTCAGGCACTGAGTGCGGATATAGTCCTGCGCCCCTTCCAGCTGCTTCTGCATCAGCATCAACCGTTCTCTGAGAGTGAAATAATCCCGTTCAGCGGTGTCTGCCAGTTGGGGGCCGGTTGCATTATCCACGCGGGCGGTGCCGGTGGCTTCACGCACGGGACCTGGACAGGTGGCGTTGATACGCAGGCGCTTACGACCAGCGGCAACGTCAGCGCGAAGAGTTTCATTTTCAGCTCTCGCATCGGCTAATTCCCTCGAGTATTTTGCATCGAGCGCAGCAACATCGCGCTGGCGCACCTGCATATCAGTAATGGTTGCGTTCGCCAGCTTCAGTTCACTGGCTTTGTTATCGCGCTGCGCTTTGTAGGTAATCGCGTTATCACGGTAATGGTCTGTTGCCATCCACAGCGCTCCACAGGCCACCAGCAGAATAACGATAAACGCGGAAAGCATTCGGTTTATGTTCACCCCAGCAGCCCCGACGAAGACAACATCATCCAGGCCATGGAAAGAAAAAGAGCAACCAGCATTAGTGAAAATGAAATGCCGACAATTACACAGAGGATCTTCGCCAGCGTTATGAGTTTGTCTGACATGCTTAATCCTCCCTTCACGATTTCAACGCAATGACCAGTTTTGCCAGCCCATACAGCATCGGGGACACAGCAACACCGACCGCCACCCACTTAATGGCAAAAGCCAGTGCTCTGCTGATGTCATCAGTTACAGGCGCTTTCAGTTCAAGGCCGTTTTTCATAGTCAACCTCAACAGAATTCGTTTATACTTTTCCATGTTCTCCCTTGCCTTATCCAAGGTCAGAAACACAAAACCCCGCTTGCAGCCAACAAACGGGGTTTTTACTTTTATTCACTTAGGTTTTGCCAGTTCTCAGGATTTCGTGTTATCCGTCCGCATTAGCCAACGTCATTTTTCAACAAAATATTCTGCTTATTTGTCAATTCCCCAGCACGCCAGCGCGCTCTCCTGGTCACGCCGTGAGACCTGTCCATAGCAGTTATTTGAACGAATACGGCAGTCTCTGCCACCGTCCTTAATCCACCAGCGAATCGCCTCACATGCTCCCCTGCGATCGCCAGCATTAATTCGTCTGTAAAACGTCGACGGGAAACACTTACCGGGACCAATGTTGTACGGACAGAATGACGCGATCCCCGCTTTCTGGGGTTCGGTCAATGGCACTTTGATGTTTTTCTCCACCCATGCCAGCGCCTTATCACGCTCAATGGCGTTAACCCGGTCGCATTTTTCCTTCGACAACTTCATGCCCGGAACGACAGGTTTGCCATCCACCAGGATGGCACCGCGGCAGATGGTCCAGATACCCGCGCCATCACGGTATGCCGTGGTGTGGTTACCTTCCTTTTCATCCAGAAACTGGTCGAGAATGTCAGGCGCAGGCGCACCAGCGGCAATCAGCGCCAGAACGGCAGCCGACAGGCCGTATCTGATTTTTGCGTTCATGGATATTTATCAGGATTTATCGGTTTCTGAGCCCTGGATATGTTTATCAGTTCCAGCCTGTTGCCTCAGGCTGCTAACAGGTCAATACAATCATGAGGATTATTTATGGACAATAACACCATTTCTCTACAGGAGTTGCTCGACAGCATTTCCAGGCTTCGGGAAGACGTGAATACCCTTACCGTCGCCTTCTCATATCTGGCATTCTCAATTCCAAGGGAACAGATGCAATCAACGCTGGCATCAATCCAGTTTGAATCATGCAATCCCAAATGGTCTCAGGAACAACAAGACTCTTTCAGGCGGCTTGCTGTATTACTGGATGAAAAATATGCTGGTAAAATTACCATTTCGGCGGACTCTTCAGAGAACCCGTAATTATTCCCGGTAGTTTTCCTCTGTAGGTTATCAACACATCCTGCGCCTCTAAAATTACGGGGCGCTTTTCCGGCGACTGCTCATCCCCTTCACATAACCCGGCAGCAACATCCAGGAAGACCTGTCTGATGCTCCTTCTGGCTGCTGCCTCATAAAACTCCAGCGCGGCACCTTCAACACGGTCCAGCGAGATGTCCAGGTCAAAAATTTCACCGTCAAAGCGTTTTTTGTCCCGTAACGCTAAAGTTACCGTAACTTTATTCTCAAAATTGCGGATCCCTTTCACAATCAGTTTATAGTTTTGAGTCATTGAATTACTCTCCCCGTGCAGCCTTACGACGGTCCTCTCTGAACCGCCCCGGGAATCCTGGAGACTAAACTTCCTGAGAAAGAGGTAAACAGGATGACTAAAAATACTCGTTTTTCCCCCGAAGTCCGTCAAC